AGAGCGAACGACAAGAAAGCTGATGGGGATGAATCGCCGCATGTGGGAGAAGTTCTCCCCGGCAATCAAAGATGACTGGAAGAGAACCGTTGAGCGAACAGACTCACAGTACGAGTGGGACAACGGCTCAGTGCTTTCTATCGATACCGCTGGGCAGAGCCAAGCAGCCCGCGGAACGACAGCTGACTTAATACATTGCTCTGAGGTCGCTTTCTGGAGTAACGGGGACCGCATCATCCCCGCCATGACCTCCTCCCTGGCCGACGTATCGGGCTCCATCTGCGTGATGGAGAGCACCTCCGCAGGCCCGCACGGCATCTTCTGGGAGTTATGGGAGCAAGCGGAAGACCCTTGGTCGCAGTGGACTAGGGTCTTTATTCCGTGGACTACGCACGAGGAGTACGATGACACGAGGAAGCTGGACCCTGAGCTCAAGGCCCTTGGGGACCGAGCAGCGGCAGGGGACCAGGACGCTCTTACAGGTTTAAGGCATCTGGCTAAAAGAGAGCATGACTGGCTGGTTAATGGTGAGCTCAACCTTGGGCAGATCTACTGGAGACGCAGAACCGTTGCCACGAGGCTCATGGGGAAAGAAGAAGAGTTTCTTCGCGAGTATCCCCTAACAGCAGAAGAGGCGTTCAGGTCTGTTAGTTACAACTTCCTCAACACCAAGGGACAAGAAATACAAACAGAGAGTTCTGTTGAGGCATATAAAGGCTTCGATCTCTTCTATGATAAAATACCTGTCGGTGACTCTGAGCAGAAAAGAGAGAAAGATCCAGTCATCGCCATGTTAGACCAGGACCCAGAAGATAGATGCTTACCCGAAGAAGACCCAATGGGGTGGATTCATGTTATCGATGAACCCGAAAAAGATAAGCGATACATTATTGGGTTTGATCCAAGCGAGGGCACAGGCGGTGACAACTGCGCGTTCGTGGTACGATGCAATGGTGAAGCTGTTGCGGTTGGTTGTCGGAATGATATTGGGACAGATGTCCAAGCACTTTACATCGATGCGATTGGCCGCTGGTACAATAATGCGACCGTGAATATCGAACGAGCCGGTGGCGGTCTCGGCATTATCAACACACTAATCAGACTCATATACCCTAACCTCTATGGGCAAGAGAGCTTTGATGATTATGGTTCCAAGCAGGGAAGGCGCATCGGCTTCAACCCAACGCAGGAGTCTGTTGCGACAATCCTCTCTATGCTCAGGCATGAATGCAATGTTGGAATCTTTAAGCTGCGTCACCCCAGGCTGATGACTGAAGTTGCTTGGATCAAAAGAATAACAAAGCGAACAAAGGACGAATCAGTCAGACATGTGTGGCGTTGCCCAGGTAAAGGAAGGATACTCAGGGACGGCGCAAGGATTAGCGATGACATGTTCAGAGCCGCTGCGTTGACTGTTGTTCCCGCTAGAGATACTGAGTGGATTCGTGAGCTAGGGACAACCGAGACCACAACGGAAGAGCCAACAAAAGCGTCTGTTGTGTCTATTGGATATGAGCTCCACAACCCGCTCTATAAAGCCGACGAAGAGAAAATAGTTGTCTCAGATGGTGTTTATGACTTAATAGATATAATACCAGAAGAAGACGACGAGCTAAAAAACACGCTGGTTCCATAATGCAAGCACTAACTATTCTATGCTGTCTTCTCGTTGTAGGTCACGTGGCTACTGTTTTCGCAGTAATGTTGGGCATGGCTAAGATCTCAAAAGAGTTCAGGCAGATTGTCCTGGAAAGAGAAGAGACCCATCGCTCTATGTACGCCATAGGCCCAGACGTCGAGACAGATTCATCAGATGAAAATAGGGCTATGGAGTATATGTAATGGGCTTTCAGGCAGTACAGAAAAAAGAAGAAACAAGTTTTACTGACACTCTTCAGAATATTGCCGCTAACGTTATTGATACCGGAACAACCATTGCCGCTGGCGCAATGGCTGTGACAGGAAATATACCCGGTGCAATAGCCCTGTCTGCTGGTGGGGATATTGTTGCTGGTGCCCTGCATACATCTCAAGACGCTACGATGACAGCAGCTAAGACTGCCGCTGGCGTCACTGACATAGGCGTTAAGGGTTACATTGACTGGAAGAAAAAGCAGGATGAGTGGACCGCTTTGTACAATTTGGTCGGTGGCAAGAGGGCTAAGAAGGCAGCAGAGGCAACATGGTCTTCTACTCAGTCAGCCGAGCAGGCTTCATCGAAAGCTGTTGACGAAGCCCTGTCTTTCCTTAGCGTTCCAACATCTCAATAGGAAAAGCTATGCCTAAAAAGTCAGACGGAAAGGTAGCTGAACAACACCTTCTTAGTGTTATTGAGAAGAGGTTGGATAACTGTCTGAAGATAAAGAAAGACAGGCTTGAGGAGGCAATGGTTGTCCTTCTCGCCTATGGCGGGTTCTCAATCGACACAGCCAGGAGCTTCGCCTCCAGGTCCCAGTCGTCGTCATCTTTGCCGAGGTGGTTTGAAGACCGCGTCGTGCTCAATGTTCTTCAGCCAATAGCAAGAACTGCTGCTTCAATGATTGTTTCGAATCAGCCGACTTGGATTGTTGACCCGATGGGAGAGACAAACTCAAAGCGTCAGGCTGCCAGGGGCGTCCAGAAGCTGTTGGATTATTTTTATAGATCGAACGACTGCGCCGCACTTATGGACCAGGTTGTACTCAGAAGCGTCCTCACAGGATATGCAGGACTCTATATTGATTGGGACTCACAGATAGGCTCAGGTGAGTTCCAAGATAAACACATAGGCAGGGAAGGCTGGTTCGTAATGGAACCTGTCGATATCTTCTCTTGGCACCATGAACCAGGTGTTGGTGGCCAAGACAAAGCATTCTGGGGTATCCGCGAATCCACCATGCACATCGATGAAGCGCGGCTGTTCTTTAACAATAATGATATTCTCCCAGTCGTGGCTAGTGAAGAAGACAGCACTGTAAAAAGACAGCTACAGTTGATTGCTGACAATGAAGGCGTGCAGATGGACCTGTCCGAGGATACCGACAGGGTGAGGGTCCTTCACTATTGGCAAAAGCCAGGAGCTCAGTTCCCAGATGGACTCGAGGTTGTTATCGCTGGAGACAGGATTGTGTCCTACTCAGACCGGCTAATCGGTGGAGAGTTCCCAATCTACACAATGAAGTTTGCTCTTGAGCCGCACAGAGACTATGCCTCCGGTATCGGAACAAGCCTTCTCCAGCTTCAACGAGACCTAACCGTAACCTGGAACGGCTTCCGCGTTCGTCGAGACCAAGAGATTATGCCGCCGTGGTTTGTGCCAAAAGGCTCTCTTACGCGAGGTATTAACACGAAACCCAAAGCAATTAACGAGTTTAACCAGAGGATGGGTGCTCCGCAGCAGATGGCCTTGAACCCGCTTTCTATGGTTACAGGCGGTTTAGCTGACCGAACAGTCTCAATGATGGAATATGTCTCTGGGGTAAACGATGCCAGCCGTGGTGAAACACCGACAAGCAATGCGACGGGAAGGCTAACGGCTTTCCTTGCAGAGTTAGACAACAGGCGAATGGGGCCAACTGTCCGTGAAATGGGGCGGATGATGAAGAAGATGGCCCGTCGCATGGTCAGGCTATGGCAAGAATACGGAAGCGAATCTGTTGCAGTGTCTGTAATGGGCCGAGGCCACACTGCTGAAATAGCAGAGATAAGAAAAGCAGACCTGGTCTACGCTGATATAGACATCGACGTGGCCAGCTTGATGCCAAGAACACAGCCTCTTCGGCAAGAAACGATTCTTAATCTTCTTCAGATGGGAGTTGTTCCACCAGAGAGAGCCCTTGATGCGCTCGAGTTTGGTGGGTTTGATGAGGCAATTGGCCATAGAAGCATGGAAGCTATGAACGCAAGAGCCGAATCTGTTGAGCTTTCTGATTTGGGTGTTGATGTGTTCGACATAGAGGCGCGAGAGTATGAGGACCACGAGGTTCACATCAAAGAGCACGTTAAGTATCTTCTTTCTGAAGACCCCGGTGACGCGATTAGGTCTCGATTTGAAGAACACATTGCAAAACACAGATCGTTTATGCAACAAGATCAAATGGCTGCTCAGATAGCACAACAAGGTCCCCCAGGAGGACAGCCAGAACTAGCAATAGAAGGATCCCAAGCCGCTCCAGGTGGGCTCCCTCCAGAAATGCTTGGATTAACCGAACCTGGAGTTGATACAGCGGAGGAGTCTGACCTCGCTGCCCTAGCCGGTCTACAATAAGGAGACGAAATGGCAGACGAAAATCTTTTAACAGCAGAACCAGACGTTAGCGGTATCCTAGAAGCAGCAGGTGGACTACCACCAGCACTACCACCAGAAGCCGCTATGCCTGCGCCAACAGCGGAGGAGCTCGCTGGAGTTGCTCCTCCCGCTGGCGCTGGCGAGCCAGACCTAGAAGCATTGCTTGCATCTATTGACCTAGAAGAAGCACCCCAACAGCAAGGACCACCACCAGAGGCATCTGCTGGAGACCTCGCAGACCTGCTCATGAAAATGAGAGGAGAGGGCGCAGGCAATGCCCCAAGAGAAGAGCATGTTGATGTTCTTCAACAAAGGCTTCAGACAATTGAAACGCAGATTCAACAAATCGCAGTTGAGAAGCAAGCGTTGGCGTCTCAGAAAACCAGAGACAACATCCAGTCTGCTATCCAGGGCACCATCCTTGAACAGCTTCATGGGTTTAATATTGATCCTGGAGATCCAGAAGGTGAAGCCTTCACAAAACTCGTGACTCATAGCGCCATGGTTGCTGTTGCTAAAGAACAGGCAAGAACAGGTAGCAATGAAGTCGATCTGAAATCAGTATCCAAAACTGTTCAAAACTATAGCAACCTGGCTGTTCGGTTTGCCCGAGCTCTAAGCCAGGTTATGTCGAAAAACCAGAGGCGTGGTCCAGCTGGAGGGACAAAACAACCCTTTACACCGTCAAAAGCCCCTGGTCAGATGAGTGAGGCAGAGTTCGACGCTGCCGTTATGGCTGCTTTCAAATCGATTTCTTAATTTTGGAGTTTTATTATGGCTTACGAGGCAATGCAAACCCCGAACAATTTAGACATTACAAGTCTAGATAATGTTCTAACAAACTTTTACATCCCGCGGATGTTCGAGCAAATCCAGGTTGAGAATCCTGGGTATGAGTTCTTTAAGAACATGAGCACTGTGGTATCCTGGGGGCCTGGTAATACCGCCAGCTTCCCGATTCGCCAGAAGGCAAAGCGTGGAGTTGTCGGTGGTACTGCCGGTCGACTTCCTGCCGCTGGAGCACCGAGCTACGACCAATGCACATTTAACTACACCGTGTTCCGTACACTGGTTAGTTTCATGTGGGACCTTCAGATGAAGGGCGGTCACGAGCGTTACATCAAGAACATCCTTGACCAGGCTGTTACTGATGCGAAGCAAGAGTTCCTGCGCCGTATGAATATCTACCTTTATGGTGGGTCGCTTGGCCATGCTAGTGCATCCCTTACACAGGGTGGTACTTTGGATTCTGCAACACCAACGCTTAAAACAACTGGAACCTCCTGCATTGTAGGGTTCATTAACGCTACAACTGATGGTTCTATTGATGGTAGCGCTGGTAAGCTTCTTCAGGTGAAGGGTGCTTGGCGTGACGGCGAAGGCTTTACTGGAGACAACAACGACGCAGAGGGCGGTCTCTGGATTCAACCTGGCGACTTCATCCAGATCGGCGACGAGACCGGTGGTGACGACAAGGGTTGGTTCCGAAAGGTAACGTCGGTAGATCGTTCCACATACAGTAGTGGTTATGTCTCCCTGTTGTTGAACGCCGCTCTTCCAACGAATATTCATGTCAACTCTCCAGTTTATCTTGCGTCCCCAACGGACGACGACATCAGCGATACTGCTGGTGTTCTTCTTACCAATGCTGCATTTGAGCTTAGTGATATGAACTCTGGTCTCTTGGGAATGGCTAATGCCATCTTCGACCAAAAGTATCTCGGTAAGCTCAACTTCACGTCAGGCGCGACCGCAACAGACTCCTACTGGACGTCTGTTATCAAGAACGCCAGCCATGCTGGTGGAACGAAGGGTACCGATTCCGCTCTTACCTTTGAGCGCATCGACGCACTTCTTCTTGAGATGAACCAACAGTTCTATGTACGACCCGACCTCCTGGTTATGAACCCAGGAATGTGGCACGAGTTCATTAGCTTGAGCGAGTCCAACCATTCCTTCTTTAACCAAGGACAGCTTCCTTCTGGTCACAAGCCTGGAACCAAGCCTCTCTACTCGACGGCTAACGCCACCACGGGTCAGGGAGACTTAAAGGTTCTTGTTGATCCTTACTGCCCACACGGACGTATCATCACTTGTGATACGAACGAGATGGGCTATGCAACGGCACAAGCCATGGGTGAAGCGAAGGAAGATGGTTCTTTCCTCCGTCACACCGGGACCTCGTATGACGAGTTCCACGGCTGGCTCCGTTGGGCCGGACAGTTCATTGCACACAGCCCTGCTGGGATTGGACTTCTCCAAGATGTCACACAGGACATCAAAGCCCTGTAAATATCTCCTCCCCGAGATAAAAG